TATGTCGTGGAAAAAGTATTTTAAAGTTGCTGACACATCAGGACAGTTTAGTCCAATAGGCAGTGGTGCAACAACGCCACAAGCAAGTAACTTCGCATTTAGAAACTACCAAAGTAAACTTCCTGAAGTTTACACAGGACATCCTAACCGTGTTGAACGTTACAATCAATACGAAGCAATGGATATGGATAGTGAAGTAAATGCTTGTTTAGACATTATTTCCGAATTCAGTACACAAGCAGATGACATTACTGATAGTCCATTTGACATTAAGTACAAAGAAAAACCAACTGATAACGAAGTTAACATTCTTACAGAGCAATTAATGCAGTGGGTTAAGTTAAATCGATTTAATGAACGCTTATTCAAAATGTTCCGCAACACAATTAAGTACGGTGACCAAGTATTCATTAGAGACCCTGAAACATTTAAACTTATGTGGGTTGAATCTACTAAAGTATCACGTGTAATTGTTAATGAGAGTGATGGCAAAGAACCTGAGCAGTACGTTATACAGGATATCAATCCCAACTTCCAAAATCTAACAGTTGCGGCAAAGAATACAGACGACTTTTCAGTTAACCCTGCTAGAGGCGGATACACTGCACCAAACCAAGCACCTGTAAGTGGCGGAAACTTAAACAATAACGGCACTCGTTTTGCTAACTCAATGAAAGAGTCAGTAATTGATGCTAAGCATGTTGTGCATTTGAGTTTAACAGAAGGTCTTGATGTTACTTGGCCATTTGGTACTAGTATTTTGGAGAACATTTATAAAGTGTTTAAACAAAAAGAAATGCTAGAAGATGCTATTCTAATTTACAGAATTCAAAGAGCACCAGAACGCCGTGTATTCTATATTGATGTTGGTAATATGCCTAGTCACATGGCAATGAGTTTTGTAGAGCGTGTTAAGAATGAAATACACCAAAGACGTATCCCTACTCAAGGCGGTGGTGGTAACACAATGGATGCAACTTATAATCCATTGTGTATTGATTTGAATACTAGAATTCCATTGTTAGATGGTAGAACATTGTCACTAACTAATGTTATTGATGAACACAACGAGGGTAAGGAAAATTGGGTTTATAGTACCAATCCTGTAACAGGAAAGGTTGTTCCTGGTAAAGTTGCTTGGGCGGGTGAAACTAGGAAAGATGCTGAAGTTCTTAAATTGCACCTAGACAATGGTGAAACATTAACATGTACGCCAGACCATAAAATACCCGTACTCGGTAAAGGATTTGTGGAAGCGAAAGATTTAAGTATTGACGAAAGTTTAATTTCATTTGAAACTAATCACAGAACGGTGGATGACAGTACCAAAGGTATAAAATACGAAAGAGTATTTGACCATGAAATAAACGAATGGGTGTTCACGCATAGAATGGTTAAAGAAAACTGCGAATTAGATACATTTATTCATGAAGACAAATATAAAAATTACAATCATGTAGTTCATCACGTAGATTTCGATAGATTTAATAATAGTCCTAGTAATTTAATGCATATGAATAAAGGTGACCATATTAGATATCATGCTTCTAAATCTGTATGGAACACACATCCTGATACTGATTTAATTAAAGCAAAAATTTCTAAAACTGTAAAAGAACATTGGAAAAATAAATCACAGGAAGAAAGGGAACAATTTACGAAGGATTGTTCACAGTGGCATAAGGGAAATTGGACAAAACGCAAGTTAAATGTGAAGACTTATGAAAAATATTTACAAGCACAGTCTGTTAGGAGTAAGCAACGATTTATTGATAATCCAAAATCGTTAGAGAACTTCTTAAAAAGTGTAGAAGGTAAGCGAGTATCTTTTAATAATCAAGAATTTGTATGGACACAACCAATGGTATCTAGACTCATTACAATAGTCAAGGAAAATGATACCAATAAAATTAATACTATAAAAATAGTTAATATGGATACTAAGTTCATGACGCTATTGAAGGATGCCAATAAATCATCAGGTAAGAAAGGGCAACTTTATAAAATCAATGTAGATAAATTTACAGATTCGCAGTTAAAGCGTCTGTACCGACAACATAGTTTCAAAGGTTGGAAAGACCTTAAGAAAAAAGTACATGTTTATAATCACAAAATTGTAAAAATAGAATATCTCACTGAAACAATGGATACAGGGTGTTTAAATGTAGATAACGAGTACCATACGTTTGCAATTGAGTCAGGGATATTCATCAAAAACTCAACAAATGAAGATTTCTTCTTCCCACAAACTGCAGAAGGGCGTGGTTCTAAAGTAGATACATTACCCGGTGGAGAAAACTTAGGACAGATTGACGACTTGCGTTACTTTAATAATAAGTTAGCACGTGGTTTACGTGTGCCTAGTAGTTACTTACCTAGTGGCCCAGATGATAATTCATCCCCATTAACTGACGGAAGATTAGGAACAGCATTAATACAAGAATTTAGGTTTAACCAATATTGTAAGCGCATGCAAGCATCGTTGGCACGTGTACTTAATACTGAATTTAAACTTTACTTAGCATTCCGTGGATTTAATATTGATAGTAGTTTATTTGATGTTAAGTTCAATGAACCACAGAACTTTGCTAGTTATAGACAAAGTGAACTAGATGCAACCCGTGTTGGCACATTTGCTAACTTAGAACAGTACCCTTATCTTAGTAAGAGATTCTTATTGGAGCGTTACTTAGGCCTTTCCGAAGAAGAAATGGTTAAGAACGAAGAACAGTGGGAAGAAGAAAACGCTAAGGCGAAAGCAACGGATGTTGAAGGTTCTGACCTACGTGGCGTTGGCGTTATGCCTGGTGGATTTGAATCTGATATTGATACTATGGGAGAAATTGAAGGCATGGATGATATGGGTGGCGAAGATATGGATATGGGCGGTGAAGCAACAGGTGAACTAAACCCAATGGCATCCGAAGTACCACCGCAAGTATCGGGCGGTGATGTTGGTGGTGGATTAACATAAATAAGTACATGATATTAAACGAACTATTCAATAAAGCATTTCCTGGTTATCAGGATTTAGAAGATGACAACTCGCAAATCACTAAAGACGATTTACGAAAGACACGTCTTACTTTAAAACAAATCAATAAATTACGACAGATGAATGATATTCGTAATATTGAGAATGAAGAGAAACTTGGAAAGATTAAAAATATGTATTCTGCACCAATTGAAGAACCAATGGGTGGGGGATTTTAGATAAAAAAATCTATAAATCCCACAAAAACACACAAAAATCTTAAAAAAGGCACTATTACAGTGTCTTTTTTATTATGTGGTCTAAATACACACACGAATATGAATATTTTTAATTTTTTGGAGTAACCCATGAGTAACAAATTTGAAAAACTGATTGAATACGTCATTAATGACGAAGACCAAAAGGCATCTGACCTTTTCCATGATATTGTTGTAGGTAAATCACGTGAAATTTACGAAGGTTTAATGCAAGACGATATCGGTGGTGATACTGTTGATGATTTCATCGATGATGTTTCTGCTGACGAAGAAGGTGTTGATTTTGCAGATGATGCAGAAGAAACTGAAATGGACTTTGGTGGTGAAGTAGATGCTGAAGAGAATGAAGACGACCACGCTGAAATCGAAGACCGTGTTGTTGATTTGGAAGACAAACTTGACGAGTTGATGGCTGAGTTTGATGACCTTATCGGTGACGATACAGTTGATGCATCTGATGAAGATGAGATGGGTTCTGACATGGACTTCGAAGTTGATACAGATGACGAAGGTGAAGACTTTGGTGATTTAGACGCTGAAGAAGAATTATCCTTTGAAGACAAAGAGGAATTAGAAGAGGATGCTAAATTAGTAAATGCACCTAAACCAGTTACCTCAGAAGAAGGCAGTGTTAATACAACAAGTGCTAATGCAAATGATGCAGGTAAGAAATCTAAAACAGATGCAAAACCTGTTCAAACTAGTACAGCAACTGAAAAGGGACGCCCTGCACCAAAAGCAAAAGACTTAGGTGTTGATGGCCCAGAAGGTGGCGCAAAATTATCTAACGCACCCGCTCCTAAAAAAGGCGAGTAATTAAGTGTCTTTCTTACAGGAAAGTTTATCCTTTGATGCCGCTCAGATAGTTCTTGAGCGTGATGAAAAGGGTGATAAAAATCTTTTTATGAAAGGTCTTTGCATCCAAGGCGATGTAAAGAATGCTAATCAGCGTATCTACCCTGTTAATGAAATCAATAATGCTGTTAAGACATTAAAAGAGCAAATTGGTGGTGGATATTCTGTATTGGGTGAGTTAGACCACCCAGATGATTTAAAAATTAACCTAGACCGTGTAAGTCACGTCATCACTGATATGTGGATGGAAGGCGCAAACGGTTATGGTAAATTAAAGATATTACCTACTCCAATGGGAACACTAGTTGAGACCATGTTGGGAGCAGGAGTAAAGTTAGGTGTCTCGAGCCGAGGTAGCGGAAACGTTAACGAAAGCAACGGACATGTAAGTGATTTTGAAATAGTAACAGTTGACGTAGTAGCACAACCTAGTGCACCTGACGCTTATCCAACAGCCATCTATGAAGGTTTGTTGAATATGGAAGGTGGTTCTAAGT